CAGCCGAGGCGGCGGCGAGCTAAGGCCATCTTCATCGGCACAAACCCCGGCTCCGCAACAGCAGGCCATGCTGCCGCAAATACCCGATCCGAACATGATGCTCATGGCCCGGATGATGGAGCGCCTGGAGGCGATGCAGGCTCGCGATTCCGCGCTGATCGGCATTCTCCGAGACATCCAGCAGCACCTCACCGCTCCGGCCCGCGTGATCCGGGATGCCATGGGCAACGTGGTCGGTATCGAGAAGGGCAATCAGGTGCAGAACGTCGTGCGGAACCGCGATGGGCTGATCCAGGGCGCGGTGCCAGTGCAGCCTAGTGCACCGCCTCCGGCAGCTCAGGCTCCGTTCTGATCTCGAGCAAGATGCGGCGCAAGCCGTCTCTGCTGCGCCAGATGTATTGGTGACGGCCGTCCGGCAGGGTGGCCAGATCATCCGAAAACTCGATCTTCGCGTGCCGTAAGTGCGGAAGCATCCACGCTTCCGCAAGCGCCGCGTAGTGCCGCCCACCGCGGAACTGTCCGCAAACCGCCGTCACATCATCGAAGGGCCGGCGGGAGAAATCAGCAACTTCATCCGTCATGAGAGCACTATAGCACAGAGGCAGGGAAATGGCCTTCCTACACGACGACGTTCTCGATAAAGGTCTCGAGCACCTGACGACGCACGGCACACGGCTCGACATCTGCAGCGCCGAGCCGAGCACATTCGAGGAAGCAACCGACACGCTCTCGCTCGGCAATAAGACGGGCATTACGGTCGGTTCACCTACGGATCGCTCACCAAGCGGCCGCAAGGTGACGGTCGCCGCGATCACGGACGGCGAAGTGACCGGCACCCAGGAAGCGACCCATTGGGCCATCACGGATGGATCAAGCACGCTTCTCGCCGCCGGGGCGCTCGCTGAGGGGCAGTTCGTGACGCAAGGCAACAGCTTCTCGCTGCAAGCGTTCGACATCGGCATACCGGGGCCGGCATAGGGTGAAGGTGAAGAAGAGGGCTTGTGACCAATGGCGATCGAGATCAGGCACAAGTTCGTCTCGCCGAAGCAGGACGGCGATGACAATACGCTCGTCCAGCCGTCGAACTGGAACGACGACCACAACATTACACTATCGCAGGACAAGATTATCGGGCGCGCCAGCAGCGGTTATGGCGCTGCAGAGGAAATCACCTGCACCGCGGCGGGTCGTGCGCTGCTGGATGACAATACCGCGGCAGAGCAAAGGGAGACGCTGGGTCTTGGCTCCATCGCCACGCAGGCGGCCAACAACGTCAACATCACGGGCGGGTCGATCTCAGGCATCACGGACCTTGCCATTGAGGACGGCGGGACCGGGGCGAGCACGCCGGTGGCAGCGCGCGAGAATCTGAAAATCAAGACGCTGGACCAAGCGACCTACGACGGTCTGACGCCGGACCCCGACACGCTCTACTTCATCACGGATGCAGGATCATGAGGTGCGCGGTTGTTGATCCCAACACTGGCGCGGTGGTGAATATCATCGTTGCCGACCCTGAGAAAGACAGCATCCCCGGCTTCACGCTCGTCGCAATTCCAGATGGGGAGCCGATAGACATGCGTTGGGTCTGGTCAGAGGCGGAAGGCTTCAAGCCGGGTTCAGAACTTCAAGCGGAACTCGACGCAAAGCAAGCCGAGCTGGAAAAGGAAGCCTTCGACTTCGGGGTAAGCGATGCTGATGACCAAGGAACAACTGACGACTGATCGGGCCTACGTCGAGCGTCTGGTCAGGCAATACGCTGGCGAGGTCGATCACCTCGCACAAGGCGCGCTGCGGTGTGTCGGTCATCCCGGCACCTATACCGTCGTGTCTGACGAGATCGTACTCATCATCGTTCCGTTTGGCAAATTCGGAACCTACGACTTCTGGTTCACAGCCGAGAAAGACGCGCGCGGAAGACGGGCCGCGGCAGCGATTAATCGCGTCTTCTCATGGCTGTTCATCAATACCAATGCAATCATGATCCGCACTAGCATTGATGCAGCCAACAAGCCGAGCGTTCAGGGTGCGCGCTGTATTTGGGGGGCAACCGTAAGGCGGCCAACTCCTGACGCTTCTCATTACGTCTTCAAACAGACAATCGCCAATTGGGCAAAGGTTTACGGGATCGAGAAAGCGATCTCGGAAATGCGCGCGGCAGGACAGGCGGCGAAAGCCGACAAGCTGGAAGCGGCAGCGATGAAAGCGAGGTTGCTCAGTGATTAGTGAAGTCGAAAAGATCGAGCGGTTCATCCTGGGCCGCTGGATCGGCATGCAAAAGGCATATGGCTATTGGGTGCAGGTCTGGATCGGGCGCTTGCGTTTGCACGTCTTTCTGCAAGGTGATCCGGGTGAGGCTCTACACTCGCACCCGTGGCCTTACACGAGCTTTCCGTTTTCGTCCTACGTCGAAGAATACCTAGACGGTGCTGGTGAAATCAAGCGCCAAGTGATCCGGCGCTTCCGGCTCAATAGGCAGACCGCAACGCACACACACCGTATCCTGGGCAAGTGGTCTGGCAAATACGTGAACGGCGAGCCGACCATCGTACCAGGACGTGTCGTTACCATCTGTTTCAGCGGGCGTGTCGAGCGCGAGATGCAATTCTTTCGGATGCACAAGGGGCGGCTTAAAGCCTACGACTGGAAGCCCTATTTGCGGCGCTTCGGGCGTCTGCCATCCAAGCGTGATGGGGTTCTCTAATGGCTGATCCCGTTGTCATTTTCCTCAGGTCCGGCACAAGCTGGCAAGTCCCGAGCGACTGGAACAACGACGACAACATCATTGAGTGCATCGGTGGTGGCCAAGCAGGCGAAAACGGGAGCCCGACCAACGGAACGGGTGATGGTGGAAGGGGCGGTGATTACGCGCGGATAGTCAACCTGACGCTGACGCCGGGGGCGACGGTCAATTACGCCGTGGGGGCAGGTGGCGGCTCCAACGGTGCGAACGGGGGTAATACCTGGTTCAACGGTACAAATGCCAGCAATGCCAGCGTCGTTGCCAAGGGCGGCGGCAGCTCGACAACGAGCGTTGGCAGCCTCATCCGCACGGGCGGATCTGGGGGCACCTACTTCGCATCGAAAACTATTTTAGTACAGGGAGGAGGAGGCGGCGGTGCCGGCGGTCCAAATGGGAACGGGGGGAACGGGGGGAACGCGAATAGCACCGGCGGTGGCGGCGGTGGCGGCGCCAACGGTGGGGGCAACGGCAGTGGTCAGACGGGTGGTGCGGGCAATGCCGGTGGCGGAGCGGGCGGCGCTGGTGGTACCACCGGGAGCCCAACCGGAAAGCCTGGAGGGCACGGCAACAAGTGGACGCAAACGAGTGACAGCGCTACCGCAGGTCCAGGAGGCGGTGGCGGCGGCGGTGGCATCGGCGCCTCATCCGCTGGCGGCCCCGGCGGCGCGGGTGGCAACTATGGCGGCGGCGGTGGCGGCGGGAGTTGGTCAGGTTTCTCTGCCAATGGCGGACCCGGCGGCTCCGGGATCATCGTCATCACCTATACGCCGAAGACCGGCTTCAGCGGCATCTACCTCGGCGACACGCAGATCAATGCCATCAAGCTCGGGAGCACTGACATCAAAGCCGTCTATCTCGGCAGCACGAAGATTTTCGAGAAAGCGTGACTAAGCCGCTTCGGCTCTGCGACGAGCGCGATTCAAGCGGCGCCAGTGAACAAGTTGCCGTGCCGGGCATCGACCCGGCAAAGGCAGCACAAGCGGCGGGAGTGCTCTGATGGCAGATGCGGCGTTTGAACCGACGGCATTCCAAAACGATGCATTCTATGTCAGCCATCGCCTTAAACCGAACGACCTCACTGCAGGAGTCCCGACGCTCGGCACGCCGGCGCTTGTCCAGACGCATGTGTTTCAGGCCGCAGGCGTTACGGCCGGCCCGCCGCAGGTTCCAAGCGTCGCACTCCAGCAGCAACACAATTTCACTGCGATACCGGTATCTGCCGGCGCGCCGACACTCGGCACGCCAGACGCGACCGAGATATACAAATTCACTGCTAATGGCCTTACGACAGGAGCGCCAACGCTCGGCACGCCAGCCGTGCGGCAGGTCGAGGTGCTGGAGGCGACGGGGATCACGACAGGGGCCCCCACCCTCGGATTGCCCGCGCTGGGGCAGCACCACCAGCTCGAAGCGGAAGGCTTCACGACAGGGGCGCCGACGCTCGGAAGCCCCGAGGTCGGACAGACCCACCCGCTGCGCACGGACGGCCTCACCACCGGGCCGGTCGAATTCGGCGTTCCGGCGCTGGGCCAGCACCACGAGCTTGTTGCCGTGGGCTTGGAGACGGGCGCGGTTGTCATCGACGCCGCACCGTTCCGCCGCCTCGTCCCAGGTGGTGGCAAGTCGAAGCGCCGGCCGGAACGGCCAGGCGCGCACCGACCGCGCCGACCCAGCAAGCGCGAGCAGGAGGAAGAACGCAAAGCGCGCGAGCGCAGGGAACGTGAACGCGAACGCAAGCGCAAAGAGAAGGAAGAGCGCGAGCGCGAGGCCGAGAGAGAAGCCCGTAGGCGCCGTGAGAAAGAGAAGGCGCTGCAGGAGTATCTGCGGAAGCAGTACGAGCAGCGTCTGGCCGAAGAGGCTGCGGAACGCGCGAGACTAGAGGCGGAAGCCGCAGAAGCGGCTCGCCTGGCCGAGATCGAGGCGCTGCAGAGGGAAACTGCAGAGATCCTGCAGATCAGAGCGGCCCTTGATGACGAGGAAACGCTGCTTCTCTTGCTGGCAGCGTAGAGGGAGCAATCCGTGAGCGGTTATGAGCTGATGGACGTTGACGTATTCGTCAACGAACAACTCGATGCGCTTGAGCGGCAAGCGCAACTCGAGCAGATGGGGCGCCTCGGCGCCGACGTCGAGTATGAGCTGATCGAGGGCGGTCCGCTCAAAGTTTACCTCCAATCCATCCGCGAGGACGCGGCTCTAGCACTCAAGAAGCTGGCCGTCGTCGATCCCAACGACAAGGTGAAGATCACAGAACTTCAAGGAACGGTGCTCGCATACCTGCGTGCAGCGCAGTGGTGTGTGGCGCGCATTGAAGATGCCAATGCAGCACAGGAGCAAATCGAGAGGGAGTATGGATCCAATGACGAAGCAAGCTACTTCGACGAAGAGTGATAACGAGCCGAAGCTCGACGCTGACGGCAATCCGATCGGGCCGGACATCATGCCGGAACCGATTGACGATGATCCGGCGCCGGCATCGAGCGCCGGTTCTGCTCCGCGCAATGATGATCCAGCAGACCCAGCACCTCGGCGCGAGCGCAAGTCGAAGCCGCAGCATCGCGACAAGCGGGATGAGATCACCGAGATGTTCCGCAAAATGCGGGACCAGCAGCGCGAGCAGGCTGGCGATGACGCCGATGTGCTGCCGGCAGCTGCGCTGATTCAGAAGCAGGAGACTGTTGACAAATCCGAATCACTTGAGGCGACCCAGCAGAAAAATGCTCCTGCGACGGATGATCTACCGCCTTCTGACGGTGGTCAGAGCGATGTGAGCAAAAACATCCAAGAGCCTGAAATTGAACTAAAAATTGACGGTCAGACAATTCGCAAGCCGTTGTCCGAAGTAAAAAGGCTTGCACAAATGGCTGCTGCAGGTGAAATTCGCCTTGACAAGGCAAAAGAGCTTGTCAACGAAGTCAAGACGCTTCGAGACCAACTGCTGCAGCAGCTCAACCAGGCCGCCNCGCAGCAGACCGCCACGAGCCAACCGCAGCAGGCCACACCAGCCTCGGCATCCCCGGCTCCGGCAGCACCGCAAGCGTCCGTCCAGACTGCGCCCGGTCAGACTCAGACCACGGACACCACACCGGCAGGAGTCGACGTCGACCGAGAAAAGCTCCGTCAGATCGCGGAGCGGCTGCAAGTCGGCGATACCGATGAAGGCGCTCAAGCCCTAGCCGAATACACGGCGGAATTGCTCGCTCGCGCCCAGCAGCGCCAGCCGGCAATTCAGCCTGAACAAGTCGCGCAATGGGTCTCTGACGCCGTTTTCCAAATCCAGACCAAGGCTGAGGCTGACGCTGCGCTGCAACGCTTCGCGCAGAAGTACGAGCCGCTGGTCAAGAACGATGTTCTGGCCGTGACCACGCTGACCGTTCTGACGCGCGAGCTGATGAACGATCTGCGCCAGGCTGGGTACCGCGACGAAGACCTGCAGGCCATCCGCCACGATCGCATGATGCTGGCGAACCTGCACAGGCAAGCCCGGCAAACCAACGGGAACCTGCGGAGCTACGACAAGCTCCTGACCGACGTCGGCGAGTACATGGTCAAGACCTTCAACCTGAACATCGGCCAGCAGCAGAACAGCCACGGCACTCAGTCACCAGCAGCAAACCCGCAGCAAGGCGCTCCGACGTCGACGGTTCAGGACCGTCAGCAACGGCTGCTCAAGCTGCCTCAACAACCGCGTCCCGTGAATGTGCGTGTTTCTCCCGAGACGGGGCCGAGGCCGAGGACCAAGGAGGAATACTTGAACGACCTCCGCAAGGCACGAGGTTTCAGCCCCAGGTAAGACACCAGCACAGCAGCGGGTCGCACAGANACTAGAGAGGACACTGCGATGACCGCTGTTGTGCAATGGGATGTAGATTCTCAGGGCGGATACATGTACTCGGACGAGCTGTCCGACATTCTCCGCACTGAATTGCAGCCCCTTTGCCGCTTTCGCCAGTTCTGCGAGCCCGACCCGGGTGCGCTGAACAAGGGTCTCAAGCGCGGCGACAAGTACCGCTGGAACGTGTACGGCGACGTCGCCACGCAGGGCCGCGAGCTCGACGAGCTGCAGCCCATGCCGGAGACGAACTTCACCGTCACGCAGGCCGAGCTGACTGTCACCGAGTACGGCAACTCCGTGCCTATCACCGGCAAGGTGATGGCGCTCGCTAAGCACGACGTTGAGGCGATCGTCACCAAGGCGCTGAAGAACGACGCTCGCAAGGCGTTCGACATCGCCGTTTGGGAAGAGTTCGACTCCACGCCGCTGCGCGTTGTGCCGACGGGCGGCTCGTCCACGACCAGCGTGACGCTGACCGAGAACGGTGTGCCGGGCGCGGTCAACAACGTCGCGATGGGCACGGGCCACGTCAAGGCCATCGTGGACCTGATGCGTGAGCGGAACATCCCCGGCTATGCCGGCGATGACTACATCTGCATCAGCCACCCGACCACGTATCGTCCGTTCAAGAACGAGCTTGAGACCATCTTCCAGTACACGAACGAAGGTCTCAACAAGATCTACAACGGCGAGGTCGGGCGCTACGAGGGCACGCGGTTCGTCGAGCAGACCTTTATCCCGAAGGGTGGCGCTGCCGACTCCACGGCGTTCGATCCGTACACGCAGACAGCGGACGCCTGGGATAACGGCAAGAGCTCGTGGGCCTTCTTCTTCGGCGCTGACACCTGCAACGAGGCCATCGTCATTCCCGAGGAAATCCGCGCCAAGCTGCCGGGCGACTATGGCCGGTCGGCGGGTATCGCCTGGTACTTCCTCGGCGGCTACGGCCTCTTCCACACGCAGCCGAGCCAGGCCCGCATCGTGAAGTGGGATAGCGCGCAGTAGCGCAGCTCAACGACACCGGCGGGCGGCGCGTACCTAGCGCCGCCGCATGACGCGAAGAGAGAAGGAATCCAGAGCTATGAGCTACGATCGTCCCAACCGCCTCACTTACACGTTTCCGGCCCTCGATTGGGGTGACAACAACTCCGAGTCGTTCGGCATCCGTGGGCCGAAGGGCAAGAAGGGGCGCCTCATCGATTACGGCGTGATCGGCGTCACCGAGGCGTTCACTAGCGATAACATGACCATCTCCGTCGGCACGGCCACCGATCCTGATGCTTTCGGCGACGAGTTCATCCTGAACGGTGCCGCCGCGGGCAGCGCCAAGACGGTGCGCTCGACCTACGCCGAGCACGAGCAGGGGTTCAAGAACCATATGGTCAATCCGAACCTGCCGGCTGACACCGACATCGTTGTCACGATGACCGGTGCCAGCGCCGCTGGCATTGGCACGCCGTTCGTCGTGATCGATTGGGATTGGTGATGCGATCCCTCTACGGCGATCCCAACAGGGCGCGGGTTCGGAACCTGCGTGACGAGCCCCGCCACCTCGACACCGGAGGAACCGGTGAAGCTGCTCGGGACGGGTATACCCGTCTCGCGCGCCGGCCCCGCTCTCTGTGGGAAGATGAGATCGTCTCCACAGAGAGTGCGGACAGGATAGAGCAGTTCGAGCGGGAGTACCCTTCGCCGCTCGACCTGATGGACTCTTACTAAGGAGAAAGCGCGATGCGCAAGGAAGAGAGCGCCCACTTTGGGCAGAAGATCCGTACCGAGACGGGCCCCGATCGTTCGAGCTTCATGAAGAACGACAGCGAGGCTCTGGTCGGGCGGAGCTTCAAGGGCGGTCCGCGTGACCTGAGCCATTCGCTCAGTGGCACGTCCGTCCAGAATTACAACGACGTTCCTGCAAAGAAGCGTTGAGATCCTGACGGGGGCCGCAAGGGGGCGGGTCGGAAACGGCCCGCCTTTTTTCTTTCCGACTGAGGGAGACGACAAGCAATGAGCGAAGCACACAAACTCGACCATAGCAGACCGTTTGGCACCGTTACGCCGCCTTGGCAGGACGATGACTTCGACCGCCCAGCCTTTTTCGAGCAGGACGGCAGGTTCTTCGATCAGTTCGGTATCGAGATTATCCGCGGCGTGCCGCTCTCGAAGATGAAGCTCGAGAAGCAGGAAACTAAGGACGATCACACGCAGAAAGCCGAAAAGCCGCCGATGAGCCCAGCGCAATTGCTGCGTCAGGCGGATACTATGCCGTGGTCGCGGTTCAAGAAGGAGGCGAAACGCATCCTTGGCGATGCCTGCCCGGCCTCAAAGGCCGAGATCAAGATTGCTCTTGAGCAGGCCATCGCCGCCTACAGGCAGCGGCAGCAGGTCAGAATGGCGCGCGTCGGACAGTCCGAAGAACCGGGAACGCCAGTCGTTGCTCAGAGTCCCAGGAACACCTCCGTCCCAGCGCCGACAGGACCGGCCAAAGGATCAACCAGAGTCGACCTCGAAGCATGGGCCAGAGGCAAGAAGGATTACCTGATCGGTGATCTGAGGAAGGCGTTCAAGCTCAAATACAACAAGGTCATCACCGAGCGCCGTGATGCTCTCGATTTCCTGATCGAGCAGCGCGTGGTGACACCACAAGAGGCGCGTAAAGACATCGAATAAGGGCAAAAGACGTGGACTACGCAACGTTGACCGGGAGCAAAGGGACTCCCGGTTCCATCGCAAACTACCTCAACCGGAATGACCTTCCGGTCACGGACATACTGGCTGAGGCGGAAGCGTTCATTTACGAGAAGCTGCGCGTGCGCGAGATGCAGAAGCTCGTCACGCTCACCTTCAGTGATGGATCGCAGACCGCCAATCTTCCTAGTGATTTCCTCGACCCACAGAGCTATAGGCCGTGGGGTTGGGCCGATGCGCTGATCTACGTCCACGAAGATAAGCTAGACGCCTACCGGGATAGGGACGGCAATCTCTTCAAGAGCTCGACGCCAAACCGATGGACCGTCATCGGGAACACAGCCTATGTCGACGTTGAGCTGGACGGCGATTTCTCGGGCGACCTGATCTACTACGCGCGGCCCGCTTCGCTCAGCCCCAGCAACCCAACGAATTGGCTCACGCAACGCTATCCCCGTCTGCTGCGCACCGTCTGCATGGGGATTGGCTACGAGCACATGAAGGATCACCAGCAGGCCGATCGTTACTTGGCCCGCGGTGAGGCGCTGATCTTTGAGGCATCAGCAACAAACGAAACCTACCGGCGCGGTCAATACGTGCCTGCCTAACGGGGGGATAGCCGTGGCAGATACCCTCACGACCAATCTCAAGCTGACCGACCAAGAGGAAGGCAGCAACAACAATACATGGGGCAGCATCGTCGACGCCAACTGGTGGCGTCTCGACGCTGTGCTCGGTGATCTGACCGAGATCACTACGTCAGGAGGTCAGGTCGTCCTGACAGATGAGCAGGAATTTGTTGCGGCTATCCGTATCGAAGGATCGCTGGTCAGTGATGCCGAGATCGTTTTCTCTGGCCGCGGCGGTTTCTGGATCGTGGATAATGCCACGAGCGGCGATTATGTCGTCAGGTGCAAGACACCTGGCGGCACGGGCATCATCATCGAGCAGGGGACCAAGCAGGTTATCTGGTGCGATGGCGTGGACATTTTTGCCGGCGTTACTTTTCCGGATACCGCGCCTGAGATAATTCTGGAGAGTCAGGCGACTACCGACGTTCTTGGTGCCGGTACCGAGTTCGTTGCGATTTCGGGAACGAACACTATCGAATCCTTCGGAACTGGCCAAAACCGGAAACGCTTCTGCCGGGCCACTGGCGCCTTCACGATCAAACATAANGCGACGTCGCTCATTTGCCCGGGTGGCCACGACATCAAGGCGCAGGCCGGTGACACGTTCATTGTCATTTCTGATGCAAGCAGTAACGCGCGTATCCACTCCTATCAGCGCGCCTCTGCAGTTCCGGCCTGGTTACCCGTCGGCACTGTCGTTGACTATGCTGGCGCAACAGCACCTCCGGGATGGCTGTTTTGTTATGGTCAAGAGGTTTCACGCACCACATATGCCGCTTTGTTCAATGCGATAGGTACTGCCTACGGATCCGGCGATAACGTGACGACGTTCAACCTGCCCGACTGCCGGGGGCGCGTCACGGCGGGCAAGGATAACATGGGCGGCACGTCGGCAAACCGGCTTACCAACCAGACCGGAGGGGTCAAAGGCGACACGCTGGGCGCCACTGGCGGGTCTGAAACGCACACGCTGACCGTACAGCAAATGCCTAGCCATACGCACTCGTTCTCGGCTACGACATCGAGCGACGGGGCTCACTCTCACACTGTAACGGTCAGGGGTTGGGCGCACCAGGATGGCGGCAACTATATCGACTCATTGTCTCATAATACCGGTTCGTCGGTCGTTCTGAACACGAACGTCGCTGGCGCTCACACTCACACCGTTTCAGGCCCGACGGGCTCTGCAGGCTCCGGGTCTGCGCACAATAACGTGCAGCCAACCATAATCTTCAACAAAATTATCTTCGCGGGGGTCAACGCATGACGTTGCTACCGCTCGACATCCCGCCGGGGATCGTCAAAGTCGACTCCCCGAACGCTGCCAAGGGCCGTTACACAGATTCCGACAAGATCCGCTTCATCCGTGGCCGGCCAGAGAAATGGCGCGGTTGGGTGAAGATCGTGGCCGATCAGATGCTCGGCAAAGCACGCGGCGCTGTGTCGTGGACTAACCGTTTCGGCAACACCAATGCTGCCTTCGGCACCAATCGTCGTCTCTATGCGTTCATCGGAGGCGATACTCTAGAGAACATCACGCCGATGCGTGCGACCGGGGTGTCGCTCGGAGCAGATCCGTTCGAGGTGGAGGAAGACTCCACTATTGTTAGGGTTACGCACGTCGAACATGGAGCTGACGCCGGTGCATTCGTCACGTTTTCCGGCGCTGTTTCGGTGGGCGGTATAACCGTCGATGGCGAGTACGAGATCATCGAGGTGATCGATG